CTCAAACTCATCACTTCAAACCTAGCCGCCTCATGAGCTACATCCGCCTTTCCAAAGTCAAGCGCACCGACTACCGCGCCGGCAGCATCGCCCCAGAACCCGCCGCTCAGGCCATGGAGGCAGAGAAGCGGCCGCACGACGAGGCCGCCCGTGCCCTCAGCGACCACGCGCTCAAAGCCGCAGCCGCCGACCTTGGCGCTCGCCACTGCCACAACCGCCGCGATCCAGAGCACCGTTGGGTCATGGACCGGCTTGGCGCACTTGCACGGGAGATTTCAAGGAGGGGCATCGCATGAAGATCATTCTACCACTGCCCAGCCGCTTGCTTTCCCCAAATGCGCGGATCCACCGCCAGAACCGGGCGAAGATCACCAAGCTACACCGGCACCGAGCCAAGCTCCGCACGCTGGAAGCACTCAACGGCGGCACCTACGCCGCCACCGGCTACTCTCTCGCCTTTTACTGGCCAGACGCCCGCCGGCACGACGACGACAACGCCGACGCCTCAACCAAGGCCTACCGCGACGGCATCGCCGACGCCCTCCACATCGATGATTTCAAAATGCCCAAGGTGGCCCTCTCCGTGTTCGCCATCGACCGGGAAAACCCACGCTTGGAAATCACCCTACATGGAACCCCTCAATGAGTTGGCACTTTTCGCGGGCGCTGGTGGCGGCATTCTCGGAGGACTACTCTGCGGATTCCGAACCGTGTGCGCCGTCGAATGGGACGCCTACGCACGGGACGTTCTGGTCGCCCGACAAAACGACGGAAGCCTCCACCCCTTCCCGATCTGGGATGACATACAGACCTTTGACGGACGCCCATGGCGAGGCCGTGTTAAAGTGGTGTCTGGAGGATTCCCTTGCCAGGACATTTCAGCCGCAGGAAAAGGCGCAGGCATCACCGGCGAGCGTTCCGGACTCTGGAAGCACATGGCGCGAGTCATCGGTGAAGTATTGCCCCAGCTCGTCCTCGTGGAAAACTCACCGATGCTTGTGGGACGAGGCCTTGCCGTCGTCGTCGCTGACCTTGCCTCGCTGGGGTATGACGCTCGATGGGGTATTGTGGGAGCGCACCACGCCGGAGCACCTCACAAGCGGGATAGAATATGGATCGTTGCCAACGCCAACGGCCATCATGTCGGACAGATCATCGGTTCAAACACAAGCGAAGTACGTTCAACGAACCGGGAGACAAGACAACCTGAAAGCGTGGGTGGGGAGGCAGCAATGGCCGACGCCATGCGCGAGCGAGGCAAGGCAAGGCCTGCAAATTCGCAGGGAGGGCAAGAAAGGAACGCAGGAGAGCCTTTCAACGGCAGTGAGGACATGGCCGACACCTACGGCCTCGATGATGACAGAGGCGGACATGGAACAAGCCCGGTATGCCGGGAACAAGGGAGGAAATCGCCCGAGCTATCAGGAAGCGAAACAATTCGCCACACCAACCGCGAGAGATTGGAAAAGCGGGAAGGCCAGCCAAACAACAATGGAAAAGAACTCAAGACCACTCAGCGAGCAAATTGGTGGGCAACTGAACCCGATGTGGGTCGAGTGGCTCATGGGGTGGCCTCTCGGGTGGACCGACTGCGCTGCCTCGGCAACGGACAAGTTCCGGCAGTGGTGCCAATCGCATGGGCTCACCTTTCCAATCACTGAATCAACCAAATGACAATGACACACACAAACGTCTTCATGCTGGACATCGAAACCGCTGGAATCGATGCCGGTGCCGCCATCCTGCAAATTGCAATCGCCGAGTTCGACAAGACCAACGGCGCAATCTTGCGCAAATGGGAAACCAACGTGGACAGCCTCGACAGCGTCGCCAACGGCATGGCCATTGCTTGCCCGGAAACGGCCCGCTTTCACCTCCGCAACGGCTACGATGGAACCTTGCGCGGATCCACCCTATGGCGGGCACTCAACGCACTCGACACATTCCTCCACCTCCACAGCGAAACCGTAGAGGTATGGGCGTGGGGCCTCGACTTTGAAACCGCCCACCTCAAAGCCGCCTGCGCCGCCACCCGCTTTCCCATGCCATGGATGTACTACGAGGGCCGCTGCGCCCGCACCGCCTGGTACCTCGCCTTCCCAGACAAGCGGCCACCCAAGCGCCCGCATGTCGCCTCGCTCGACGTCGCCGCCCAGGTGGCCGACCTCTGCCAAGCCCTCAACTCGATCCGCCGCAAGTCATGATTTCGCCCGACATCGCCGCAATCTGTAAAGCGGGCATCGCAAGCACGCTCGAGCTGTGGCTCCTCATGCTCACGGGGGCCGCAGGCACGCCAGGGATCACCACCAACAGCGCCGCAGCCATCACCGGGGCGGAATTCAGCGCCACCCGTCAGGCCCTCAATCGGCTGGTGAAGCGCGGGCTACTCGTAGCCCCCAGCCGGGACAGCGGCAAGGGCCGTAAAAACCGCTACACCATCAACCCCGCCGGCCTCACTTTGCTGCAAACGATCCCAGCACCGGCACCGATGCCCGTGGACATGAAACCGCTACGCCTCGCAGTCAACCCATGAAGAATTTCTCCAACCCCCTATTCCGGGACACCTTGCGCGAGTTCACCCGGCCCACGCCCGGCCACCACTGGCAACAGATTGCTTGGCTCGATGACTGCGCCTGCGCGTGCAACGGATGGGTTGCCATAAAAGCCCACCGGGGACTCTGGACGCCGCACGACTTCGAACCACCGACGCCGGAGTTTGTGTTGAATTTCGCCTCCACCCCGCTCGACCTTTTCCCAGCCGCCGCCACATTCTACCCGCTCGACTTCTTCCGCGGCGCGATCTTCCGCCGGGCACTCATCTCCCCATTCACCAGCAAGGGCCACCTCAGCGCAACCCCAGCGTTCAGAGTTGGCCGCGTAGTGGTGCACCTCTCGATGCTCCAGCTTGTCGCCCGCCTGCCGCGCTGCGAGTTCACCCAGGCAGACACCGGAGCCAACGCCCTATTCTTTCGCTGTTCTGGGGCCCTTGGCTGCATTGCCGGCCTCGATGAGAACACGCCCGTCGCCTACACGATCGACGGAGTGAGACGCGCCTACGATGGCCGCCCGATTCCAACCTCCACCGCCGGAGCCTTGCCGCTTCCCGGCTGGCCACCACCTCCCCCAATCGACTAACCCACCCAACCCAAACAACCGTTTCAATCATGGCAACACCTTGGATCAAATTGGAAATGACCACCCCGGACAAGCCCGAGGTTTCCGTCATCGCCGCCCGCTTGAAGATCGACCCCGACGCCGTTGTCGGCAAGCTCGTCCGTCTATGGACATGGGCAGACGCCAACAGCGCCACCGGTGAAGGCGTGGAAGTCACCGACGAATTCATCGACCGCATGACCCACAAGAAAGGATTCGCTGCCGCCATGCGGGCCGCCGGGTGGATCGTTGGCGAGTCTGGAAAGATCACATTCCCCGGCTTCACCCGCCACAACGGAGAGAGCGCCAAGGCCCGCGCCCAGACCAAGAATCGAGTTGAAAAGCACCGCACTCGTAACGCTCAGAGCGTTACAGATCCGTTACCGGAACCGCCGGATTGTAACGGTGCCAGCGTTACAGATGCGTTACCAGATAAGAATAAGAGAGAGAATATAAAAGAAACCCCTTTAATTCCCCTTTGCCCCGATCCGGTCGCCATCGCCGCCGCCTACCCCCGCCGGGAACGCACCGCCGAGGCCGTCATCGAAATCGCCCGCCAGATCAAAGCCGGCGAAGATCCGGACGCCATCATGGCCGGCACCCGGGCCGCCGCCGCAGAGATCATGAGCCAGCCAGGTGGGCACCTCAACAGCTACGTTCCCAGCGCCCTCAGTTTCTTCCGAGACCGCCGCTGGGCAGACGATCCCGCCGCCATGTTCCGCAACCAAGCCACCCGCGCCAACGGTGCCCCACAGGCCAAGCTCGACCTTGGCGGACGCCGCGCCGCATCCGAAACCCTCATCGACTGAAAACCTTTCACCACCGCCCAACCCAACCAACCGAATACCCCACACCATGACCACCCGCCCCATACTATTTTCCGCCCCAATGGTCCGCGCCATCCTCGACGGCACCAAGACGCAGACGCGCAGGATCGTGAAATCCAACTATTGCCAGGCCACCGAGTTTAAAGCCATGGAATCCAATGGCGAAGACTACTTCGCTTGGTTTTGTTCAGGTTTCGACGGATACCCGATCAAATGCCCCTACGGCAAACCAGGTGACCAGCTATGGGTGAGGGAGACATTCCGACTTTTCGACTCATCCACAGAATGCGCGTGCTACGATGATTGCAGATGCGCGAAATACCACGGCAAGCCGATTTACCGGGCTACCGACGACACCATGGACGGCCCATGGAAACCGTCAATTTTCATGCCACGATGGGCCAGCCGCATCACTCTCGAAGTCACCGGAATCAAGGTGGAGAGATTGCAGGACATTTCGGCGCGTGACGCATTAGGCGAGGGAGTCGGACACCACACAATGGGCAATCCGATCGTTTGCTATCTGTCACTTTGGGAATCCATCAACGGCCCCGGCTCATGGGACGCCAACCCGTTCGTTTGGGTGATCGAATTTAACCGCATCAAGCCATGACCACCGCCCCACCCATGACCCCCATCGACTGGATAAAATTTGTCCATCGCCTGCCATTGGACGAAACCGGCACCAAGCTCGACCGCGTTACCCGCAAGGCCTGCCACGGTCAGGCCAACGTCGCCTCAATCTGTCTGCTTGGCTTAACCGCATTCTCAGAGCCCGCCACGCTTGCCCAGGTCAAGAAGGTTGTTTCCTACGAGCTCAGCCCGTCCTCATTCGACGGACTCGTCACCGCGGGACTGGTTAACCAGGTGCCCGGGAAATACCGCAGTTGGAAACTCAACGCCCAAGGCCTCGAAGTCGCCGCCCAGATCCACACCAGCCTCGAGGCGCTCATCGCAAAACTCACCCAAACCCCAACCGATAACAAACCATGACCACCACATGCACCCAATGCGCCGAACTCGAAGCCACCACCACATGCACCCAATGCGGGCAAATGTTCCTTTATGAGCCGATCATTTCCTACGGAGGGTTTGACCTTGGCCTCGCCATTCACCAGATCTGCGAGGACTGCGAGGCCAAAGCCGCAGCCATCGCCGCCGAGCAAGCCGCGGAAACCCGCCGGGCCGAGACCTTGGCCAGAATTGCCGCCATCATCCCGGAGGACATTCGGGAGACCGACACCCAGCACCCGGAATTCAACGCCCGCTTATGGCAGGCCGTCCGCACATGGCGGCCCAGCGCCGCGTCGTTTTGGCTTGGCATCATCGGCCACGCTGGCAAATGCAAGACCCGCTGCATGGCCTTGCTCGCCATCCGCGCCATGCACGCCGGCGTAGCCGTCACATGGACCACCGCCCACCGGCTCAAAGACTCCGCAGACGACCGCAAGAGTTGGGACCGCCAAGCCGCCACCGTCGCCCGCGAACACCTCGACGCCTGCCGCCGGGCCCCTTGGCTGTTCATCGATGACCTTGGCAAAACCGAATGGAACGCCGCCTTTGAGGCCGAGCTTTTCAAGCTCCTTGACTTCCGCAAGACCCACCGCCTTGCCACCGTGTTTTCATCCAACGCCCACCCGGACGAGTTTTCCCAGCTCATCAGCCCCATGAACGCCGGCCCGCTCATCGGCCGCTTACTCGACCGCACCGCCATCCTCAGAGTTTCAGCATAAACCCACCACCCCACCATGGAAAATCAAGATTCACTAATGCCCGAGCGGGACGCGATATGGGCAAAACATGACGGGCTAACCCCAGCCCTTGCCGCTGAAATGCTGGCATTTGCTGGCAGGATGGAACAGGAGCGCAACGAGGCACGCAACCAGCGCGACATGGCACGAGCTGCCGCCGCAACCTTTCGCCAATGCGCAGAAATCACATTTGGCCCCATGCCTTTCCCTAGAAAATTTCATTGGGAGAGCGCCGAGAAAATCAACCCCAACGAATCAGCCCAATGATAGCGATCCCAGAATCCTACATGCTGTTACGCTGCGGAAAGTGCGGACACGAGGCCGATTTATTCGACTTCTGCCACACCCCGGTCAACGGCGAACTACCAAGCGGCACCCATCAATGCCCGAAATGCCGCAAGGCTTGGCGGATGGAGAAGTTTCAAGAAGGCCAATGGCTCGAAGGCGGGCTCTGGATCCCACCGGGCCGCCGCGCTGTTTCAATCCCAACCATCCTGTAACCCCATGCACCAACATTGCAAAATTCACAGATTCGGAGCCGGCATTCCCTACTGTTTCGATTGTCTGCTTGACGAGCAAGCAGCAGCAGAGGCGGAGGTTGAATGCGAGGAGTGCAACGGAACCGGCAAGCGATCATTCTACGAATGCGACGAACTCGTGGATTGCATCGACTGCAACGGCACGGGGAAAGTTTCCAAACTCTAATAATCCACACCCACCCATGCGCCCACTCCTACAACACCACATTGGCCACGCCCGCGCCTTGCGCACCTTGCAAGTATCCCACGCGCTCCACGCGCTACTGGCCGCCGTAGCGTGGGCCATGGGCACCACCGGCTCCACCTCCATTTCCCAACTATCCGTCAACCTTGGCGTATCATACCACGCCCTGCATGTCATGCTTTCCGCCAATGCAGAACTTTTTGAGCAAGTCACAGAGGAAACCAAGCCCAGCGGCTACCTCCGCCAATACCGGCTTTCACCCGCCGGGCTCGCCCTACTCGCAGAAATCACCAAGACCACCGAGCTATGCCTACCCACCCGATAACCCTGCCAAAGGATCCGCGTCACCAGCGATTTGCCGACCTCGTGCTCGCCGGCACGCACGACGCAACCGCCGCCTACATCGCCGCCGGCTTCCAAGCCACCAGGCAATCCGCCAATGTCTGCGCCTCCAGGATGCTCCGCCGTAAAGACGTCGCCGCCTACATGGAAGCCATCCGCCAGGCCGCGGCCGATGACACGGTTTTAACTATCTCAGAAATCCTGAAATTCTGCGCCCGCGTCGTCCGCACCGGCATCGGAGACCTCGACCCGAGCGCAGGCAGCGACACCGGCGACCTCATCAAAACCCACTCCAGCAATGAGGGCGAGATGGGCAGCAGCTACAAGATTGAAAAACACTGCCCATTCAAAGCCATCGAAACGCACCTCAAGCTCACCGGCAACAACCCCGAGGCCGACGCCCTCAAAGAACTCGCCGCCGCCATCGGCTCGCTTGGCGGCTCTGTTCTACCAACCGGAAAACTCTAAACCATGGCCAGACCAAGAACAAACCCCGCGCTACACCGTAGAAACGTCGCCTTGACGCTCGATCCCAAAACGCTCGAAGAAGCCACCAAGGAATGCAACGCCCAAGGATACAGCCTCAGCGTGACCGTGGACGCGCTCCTCACCGATTGGCTTGTCGCCTGCAAACGCGGCAAATCATCCGGCCCCAAATGGAAAACCCTTGGACTCGCCACCCTACTGGCAGGCATAGACGACCAATGGCGCAGGGATATGGGTTACACCGGCCGCCCTGTCAGGAAGTCGGGCTATTGGCTCAACATGGCAAAGCGCCTACTGGAAGCCGATGCCTCGAAACCATCGCCCCGGTTTGTAGTCATGCACGAGGTTGACGGAAAATGGCGATGCTGGGCCATGTTCAAAACCCTAGCCGGAGCCGAACGATGCGCCGAGAAAGTAACCACCCGGAAAACCAAGATCATTCAAGAGAACGACAAAGGTGACTCACGATGACCGCGCCAAAAGACAACGATAATACGCAGGACTCCAACGCGGTCATCGTTGAGTCCACCGCCTTGTTAGCGGTTGCTCCGTTCACGCCTGACGCTTACGGCGGAATGAGGGACGCAGACGGGGACATGGTGATAACCTGCAACGACGAGTGCCCGCCATGCACGCTATACAAAGAAAAGATGGTCGATGCCGATGCGTGGTTCATGTGTCCAAAATGCGGGCGACTCGGGCAGCGCATGGAAGAAGCCAGTCACCGCCAAGTTCTTACCGCTAACAAGTAATTCTCCCACCCTTCCCAAGAATCAACTCCATGCTTACGCGTTACAACCGCCGAAAAATCAACGCCATGCGCGAGCGTGGAAAACGCATGGCCGCGGCACGGTGGAAAGCAGAGCGCGAACGCCAGAACGCCGAGATGCCGGCACGGATTCGAGAGCTGGAGGAAATCGCCACCCAGAACTTACCCCACCGGCCAGGCGATCCGTTGGGCTGCCTGCAATGGCATGACTTCCGCACCGGCCGCGTTCGCCGCTGGATTGTCAGGATTGGCGACCGCCGGGACCGGGTGACCGTGGAAACCACAGGCGGCCAGCCTACCGCGTCCCACGGCTGGACATGGCTCACTGAGAAAATCCGCGCCCACCTATGCCGGCCCGCCCCATGATCCAGCTCGCCAACACTCCATTGGCTTCCAGGGAATGGCGGCTCCTCAATCTCTACACCATCCGCGACGCGGACGGCGTGCTAGTCCCATTCGTTCCCAACCTCGCCCAGCGGCAATTTTACAACGACATGTGGTATTGCAACCACATCCTCAAAGCCCGCAAGCTGGGATTCTCCACGTTCATCGAGGTAATAACTTGCGACGACCTCCTATTCACCACCACCGGCCTGTCCGCCGGCATCATTGACTACACCATGGACGATGCCGAGGCCAAACTCGATATGTTCCGAATTTGCTGGGAGCATCTAGACGACGGCGACATCCACCCGCTCACTTGGAAAATGGGCGCAGCCATCAAGAAAGCCGTGCCAATGGTCACATCCGCCGCCCGCAAAATCGTTTTTGCCAACGGCTCGCAAGTCAAATGTTCAACCGCTTTTCGCGGTGCCACGCCCAACCGCCTCCACATTTCCGAGCTTGGAAAAACCGCGATTTTTACCCCAATCAAAGCGCGGGAAATCGTCAACGGCGCATTTAACGCCATGACACCCGGCAACGTCCGGAACATCGAAAGCACCCACGAAGGGGCGCGAGTGGGAGAACACTACCGCCTCCTTCAGCAGTGCATGAGGTTCGACCGCAACAACCTCAGCACCATCCAGAGCCGTTTCCATTTCTTCCCATGGTATCAAGACCCGCGCTACATCCTACCCATGGGCACCCACAAAATCCGCCCGGAAATCCTCAAGTATTTCCAGAAGCTCGCAGACACCGCCGGGATCCACTGCACCACGGAACAAATGCTTTGGTATGACCACAAACATTTAGAACAAGGCCACGGCATGAAAAAAGAATTCCCCTCCACCCCCGGCGAGGCCTTCGAGGCCATTTCAGAAGGCGCGATTTACGGAACCCAGATGGCAGACCTACGCGCCGCCGGCCGCATTACTAACTTTTCGCCCGAGGCCAATCAGCCAATCTACACCTTTTGGGACATCGGCCTCAGCGACTACACCGCAGTATGGCTGATCCAGCCCGTTGGCCGCTGGTTTCTCGTGCTCGACTGGTTCGAGGCCGAGGGCCTTGCAGGCTCCGCCATGCCCGACCAGATGCTCCTCATGGAACGCCGGTGGAATAAACCCATTGCCGCGCACTTTCTCCCTCACGATGCCACCACGCGCGACCGCGGAACCGGGAAAAGCTACCAGTCAGAACTCCAAGCCGGCGGACTCCAAAACATTCGCATCGTGCCGCGCACGCCCGACGTATGGCTGGGCATCGGCTACGTCCGCGACGTTCTCCCACATTGCTGGTTTAACGCCGCCAGGTGCGACGCTACGCGCAACCGCGACGGCTCCCTCCATGATCCAGACGACACCCAAGAGCATTTTCCCAGCGGCACCGCTTGCCTTGAAGGCTATTCCAAGGACGTCAGCGCAGCCGCCGGCATGAGGCTCCGGGAAATGCCGAAGCACGATCTATTCAGCCACAGCGCCGACGCATTCCGCACGTTCGGCGAGGCCCACGCCCGCGGCATGATCAACCCCACCGAGGCAGGCCCAACCCACAAGCCACCTGTCACCGGAGGCATTACCAAACCCCGAGCCCGCCGATGACCCCCTACCAAACCGCCGCCGCCATCTACAACGCGCCACCCTTGCCGGAGTGCCCGCTTTCCTTGCTGGTCGAGGCCTGCCTCCAGTGGGGCGTCGTCATTTCCACCCCGCGCATTTTCCTCATTGCCGCCCCCTGCCGGGTGGACGATCCGCCAGATGTGCAGAGTAGCATTCCCCTTAAATTGTCACCCACCCCGGATTGCTGGCATGTTTTCCTCGCCAGCGGCGAGCTGGCCGCCTTGCCGGATTTAGTTTTTGGGTATCGGTTGCCCTGGGTTAGCTATTTTCGACGAGGCGGCCACCTCCGCCGCGTTTCCTTCGATTCCCTACTCGCCGCCATGACCAAGCCGAAAATGCCAGCACCACCGCCGCCACCGCCGCCACCGGTCCAATCGGTTGGCATTGAAGCCCAGGCCGCGGAACTCGATGCCAAGACCCGCGCCAAGCGGCGGGTGAATTTCTCCAAGAGCATCCTCGCACCACCCGCCAGCGATGGCCTCAAATCCACCCTTGTCTGATGGAACTCTCGCAACGCATCATCGCCCAGGCCGCCGCGCTTGAAACCCAGCGCCTCATCCACGAGGACGTCTGGAACGAGCTGGCCACTATCTGCTTTCCACGCCGGGGCACCATCACCAACAGCAAGTCAGCCCTCACCGGCGGCGTGCCAGACCGCGGCCGCGTCGCCGATAATTTCGACGGCACCGCCATGCGGGCCTGCAATACCCTTGCCACCGGCCAGGCCGCCCGCATCACTCCCATGGGCGCCCGCTGGTTTGTCCTCCGCCCACCCGCCCGGCTCGCCTCCAACCGCGCCGCGTCTCGATGGTTTGCCGAATGCACGGAAATCCTCACCGTGAAACTTGGCACCTCCAACTTTTACAACCGCGCATTCGAATGCTACCAGGACCGCGGCGGATTCGGAATTTCCGCCATGGAAGTCACCAGCGGCAAAGGCGGCCGCGGGCTCCACTTCCGCACCCTGCCAATCGGGACTTTTGCCATTGCCGAGAATTCGCTCGATGAGGTGGACACCATCTACCGCACCTTTTACCGCACCCCGGCCCAGCTCGCCGAGCAATACGGGCTCGAGAACTTGCCGCCATCCGTTCAGAAGCTCGCCACCTCTACGGCCGACCGCCACCGCAACACCGAGCAGATCATCCACGCCATAGAACCGCGCCGCGACCGCGACCCGCGCCAACGGGATGGCAAGTCAAAGCCCATCGCATCCGTTCACGTTCACAAGGAAACCGGGGCCGTGTTGCTCGAGAGCGGATTCGATTCCATCCCCATCGCCGTCAGCCGTTGGCAGACCAATGCACTCTCACCCTACGGATGGGCACCCGCCGACTACGCCCTCCCCGAGGCCTTGCAAGCGAATTTCCAGGAGCAGATGCTCGACGTCCTTGCCGAAACCGCCGCATTCCCGCGCATCCTTTACCCGGCAGGCATGAAGGATGAAATCGACTTTGCTGCCATGGGGCTCACCTCGTTTGACCCAACCAACGAGAACGCATTTCCCCGCGAATGGCTCACCGCCGGCCGCTACGACATCGGCAAGGACCGCAGCGAGGACAAGAAAAAATCGATCGAGGCCGCATTCTTTGTCGATTTGTTCCGGGCTATCTCTCAGCTCAGCCCCACCGCCACCGCCACCCAGGTTTCCGCCATCGTTTCCGAGAGCCGCGAGCTATTCCACCCGATCTATTCCAACATGGTCCGGGAATTTCACACCCCGGTCTTGCGCCGATGCTTTGCCCTACTCATGCAGCAGGGAGAAATGCCACCACCCCCGCCGGCCGTCATCGACGAGGACGAGCTTGGCCTGTTCATCGCGGATCCCGAGGTTGAGTACGTTTCAGCCATGGCCCTCGCCATGGAACAAAGCCACCTTTCCGGGCTCAACGACATCATTCAAGTCTTGCTACCGCTCGCCCAGGTCGATCCCTCATTCCTCGCCGCGCTCAATCCGGACACCATCGCCGCCCACCTCATGCAGGCCAAGGGACTCCCGGCCAACTTCACCCGCACCGACGAAGAACTCGCCGCCCTGCGCGAGGCCGCCGCACAGCAGGCCCAAGCAGCCCAGGCACAACAGGCCACCCAGGCCGTTCGCAACCTTGGCGGCGTGGACGAGACCGCCAAGGCCGCCGCTCTACTCCAATCCTAACCCAATGAAAACCGATGCCCAGACCAAAGAAACAACAGCCCGCGCCCGCGCCGATTTCAACGCCGCCCTCATCAACACCTTTCGAAGCCCAGACGGACGCAAAATTCTCGAATGGCTACACGCCACCGCCGCCACTGGAAAACCCAGCTTCACCCCAGGCCGAGCCGGTTCTCCCATCGATCCCCTCGCCGCCGCCATCCGCGACGGTCGAAAAAGCATCGTCCTCGAAATCGAAGCCAACCTCAAAGCCGCCGAGTCTGCCGATTCCACCAACGACTCCCCGACCGTCTCCGGCCGTCGTGCTAGGGTTTAAGGGCCTCAATTATTTCCTTTGGTGCGCCCGTCACGACACCGACGAGGAATTCCTACGCCTTTACGGTGCCCGCGTTCAGCAGATGATCGACTTGCACAAAGACACCCCAGAGGCATGGGAAGCACTCGACCGCTTGCAGAAACTCGCCAACCCGATTTTAACACTTTCGCCGCAATGAACCGGGTTACGATCAATCAAAGCTGGAACACCAAGCAGCGCCTAAAATCCGTGGAAAGAGACCTGGCCATCGATGCCGCGTTGCGCAGGCTCATTCTATGCCATTTCCCTGATTTAAGCGAAAACGAAATCCAGACCCGCGCCGACACAGTGGTCGAATCTGGAGGCTACACAGTTTCCCTCGATGGAATACCGCTTGCATCATTTGAAATCGAATCGCCCGGAGTTTTCCGAATGATGATCCTTTGACTCACACCACCATGGACCCCACACCAACCCCACCAGCCGCCCCGGCTCCAGATCCGGCACCCACACCAACGCCAACCCCACCGGCCGCACCAGACCCGGCACCAGCTCCACCACCACCCACGCCCGCACCGGAGCCACAGCCCCCAGCAATCGGTCCCGATGGCAAGCTCTCCGAGAACTGGTTTCTGGCCCTTGGCGATGAATTCGCGCCCCACGCGAAAGACCTGGGCAAGCATAAAGACATCCGAGGCATCATCAAGGAACTCGATTACTTCCGCAAGAACGGCATCGAATACCCGAACACCGACGCGCCCACCGAGGCCGTCGCCCGATTCCGCAAAGTCGCCGGCGTGCCAGATGCTCCCGAAGGCTACGGCCTCACCGCCGAAAGTTTCAAGATGCCGGAGGGAATGCAATTTGATTCCGAGCTTGCCACTGCCATCCAGGCCGCGGCGCACGCCACCCACACCCCACCGGCCGCGCTCCATGCCATCGCTCAGACGTTCAACGAGATCCTAGCCAAGCGCACGGCAGACGCCGCCGCCGAGGAAGCAGCCGCCCGCAAGGAAGCGCAGGACGCGCTCGTCGCGAAATGGCGCGGAGACTTTGCCGCCAATGCCTCCACCGTCCGCCACCTCACCAACACCCTCGCCGCCCAGGCCGGGCTCGATCCAGAAGACCCAGGCATCCAAGCCCTGATCACCTCGCCAGCGTACGCCCAAATGATGCACGAGGTTTCTCGCCTCATCGGTGAGGACCGCGTCGCCACCCCTGCCGGATTCGGCACCTTGCGCTCACCCGCTCAGGAACTTGCCGACATCCAGGCCGGAACAGATCCCGTGTGGGGCAAGAAATACCGGGAAGGCAACAAGCAAGAACGCCAGGACGCGTACGAATACGTTTCCCGCCTGCGCGACAAAATCAAACAGTAATCCCCCAACCATTCCCCCCACTCCAAAGGCCTGCCAGATCCCCCACTGGCGGGCCTTTTGATTGAATAGCATTCCCCTTAAATTTTCAGACCTCCGCCCGGCTGGTATTTTTCACCCGTTGCAGCCGCAGACAACCCGCAAGGGCCTGCCACAGCGCAGCACTCAGGCGAGAGTTCACACGCCAGGCTAGACCTTGGACGACCCGAGACAATCTGCAAGCCGCCCCCCATCCACTTGCATTCCACCACATAAAAACATGTCTCTCAATATCACTGATAATTTCCGCCAACAGTTCGCCGATTCGTTCCGCGAAGTTGTCCAACAGTCAACGAGCCGCCTGCGTAAGACGGTTCGCACCGAAACGGGCCTCACCGGCACCGGCAAACAAATCGAGTTCGTTCTCCCGATCGATTCCGAGGAAACCACCGGCCAACGCTACAAAAAGGTTTCCCTGCGCGACTTGGAAACGGACATCCGCTGGTATTACCCGCGGGAGTTCCAAGCACCCACCGGGGAAAGCAAATGGGACGAGAAGAAGCTCGCTCCCACGATCATGCCAGGCGGCACCCGCATCAAAGCCCACGAGGCCGCATTCATGCGCGATTGCGACTCGATCATCATCGAAGCCCTCACCGGATCCGCTCGCACTGGCAAGACCGGCGAGACCGCCGTGGACCTCGCCACCTACAACAGCGGCAGCCAATACGTGCAGATTGACTTTGTGCCCAGCGGCTCCGCGGCCGACTCCGGCCTCACTCTGCCCAAGCTCATCGAAGGCGTCCGCCGCCTCAAAGCCAACGAGGCTTGGAATGAGGACGTAATGAACGCCGGCGAAAAACTCTTTTGCGTCATCGACGCCATGGAAGAAGCCCGCCTCCGCAACTACGCCAACGCCAACGCCGGCGACCGCCTGTTCTCATCCGACTACGGCCCGCCCGTGTTCGATGAAAAGGGTTTCCTCATGTACTGGGCCGGCATTAACTTCGTGATGTACAACAGCCTCACGACCGCCACCGTCTCCAACGGCCAGTCTGCCACTACCGCCAAGATCGTTCCCCTCTACGTTTCCAGCGCCTTGGAATTCGGGATCTGGGACGATTTCAGCGCCACCGTGGACCGCCGCCCGGACCTCTCCAATGCCGTGCAATTCTTGAGCCAATACCGCATTGGCGCAGGCCGCGAGCAGGAGAAAAAGGTCGTTCGTATCGACTGCCTCACCACCATCGGAGTGTCCTAAGCCACCACCCACCACGAAACACGAACCAATTAGAACACCACTGAAATGCCAGTCGTAAACACCAACTCCGACCTTGCCACCGCGCAAGCCGCCGCCCTGCAAGATCCATCCTCCGGCATCGTCAACGGCGATGATATGGGGGGCGTTTTGCTCATCGCCCACGCGAAAGTAACCATGCCAGCCAGCGGCACCTCGCCACTGCTGAACGCCAACGACACGCTCACGATCATCCCGGCCGAGGCCGTGCCGATCGGTGCCGTCCTTGTGCCGCAGCTTTGCAGCGTGTACGCAGTCACCGACCCAGGCACCGCGCTCACCTTGGACATCGGCACGCCCACCGATCCGGACAAGTTTGCCGATGCCCTCGCCGTCAACGCGGCCGGGCTGGTCAACTTCGCCGCATCCGGCACCCCGCCGGTTGGCATCGCCACGCCTTACCGGTTCACCACCCAAGAGGCGATTGTTGCCACCTGTGTCACTGTCAACACTCTGGACGAGACCGTCCTTGTGTTCACCATCGCCTACCGCGTCAAAGGCTAACCCTTAGACCGCGAGCGTTTCACCACTAACCCCTAAACGCCCGCGCTTCATTCTCCGGAGCGTGGGCGTTTTTCCCTTTCCGCCAGATGCCAGTCGCCAATCTCACCGCAGTCGCCAACCTTGCCCTTGACCTCATCGGCGAGCCATACCTCACCGACTACGCGACCGACACCGGCACCGCCGCGGAGGCCGTCCGCCTCCACCTCCCGCAATGTCTGGAAACCGTCCTCGAGGGCCATGTCTGGAGCTTTGCCACCCGCACCGCATCACTCGAAGCCGTCTCACTGGTAGAGACCACCGCCACTTTGCAGCCAGACATGAGCAACAATCCGAACTTGTTGCTTCTCACTGCCGCCACCGCAGGGGACGCCGGCAACCTCATCGAGTTTGAAGTCGCCATTACCCCCGGCGAAGTCTCCGGCCAGGTTGTTACCGTCTCAATCACCGGAGCCACGCTTTCCCCATTCATCACCTTTCCAGGCGGCGACGTCGTTCTCTCGTCACTCA